TTTTATGTGAAAAAGAAGGCGGGGTTGGTTGTCCCCGCCTGTAGGAGTGAAGTTAAGATTTTCCGAGTGAGGTTCCCAGTCCATATCGAGTCCAGGTAGTGAGAACGTTTGAGAGAGCGTCAGCCACGTTGCTAGGGCTTGAAGCAGAGTCATCCCCAGGCGTTCCACCGGCAGTCACGTTGATGTTCACCACACCAATCTGATTCTGGAGTGTGTTGGACATCCCGTATTGTCCGTTGGCTCCCTGACTGATCCCATCATAGATGGCCTTCTGTCCCTGCAAGATTACCAACTGCTCTTGGAGCTGCTGTATCTGTAGGGTGTTCGAGGTCTGCTGCAACTGTGCAGTGCTCATAGCTAGGTTGAACATCTGACCTTCTAAGGAGACCTTCTGTTGAGTGAGGTCAATCGTAGCGTTCAGATTCTCCAACTGCAACTGGTACTGAGCCTTCTGTTGCTGCAACTGGGTTCCTACCATGATGGCCTTGCTGCCTTGGCGTTCGAGAGCATCTCCATTGATGAGCCCGAACTCAGTTTGTGCCTCCTGCTGCTCCATTTGCAGCCGTTGCTGAATCAGGTTGTTCAGGTTGATGGCATCCCCAACTGCGGTTTGGTAGCCTTGGTTGAGGGCGTCTCCAGCGTTCTTCTTTATATCCCGAAGGCTGTCAGAGATAAGCTGGTTGGCCTCTGCCACGCTTCCACCCGCACCGAGGTAAGCCTGAACCTGGGTGTTGATTTGTTGCCACTTGTCGAAGACACCGGAGAGAGCTGTGTTGTTCAGGGTCAGGTCCTGAAGGCTGTTCTCGAAGTTGATCTTCGTCATTTTGATCTGCAACTGCAACTGTGCAATCTGGTTGTCGAGTTGAGGTAAGAGGTTCGCCAGTGCAGCGGACCCTCCCTTCTGCCCAGACAGCTTGGCAATGGCGCTGGCCTCTTGCTGTTGAACCGCTGCGAGGGTTTGCACTAGAGTCGCCTGTTGGTTCTGATAGGCGCTCATCGCCAAGGCTATGTTCTTCTGAACCTTTTCTACAGTCTCCTGAACTTCCTGTTGGAAGATCGAGGAAACGGCTGAGAAGATACCTCCGATGGCCCCGGCAATGGGACCAGCCATAGCGAAGACCTTACCGAGAGAATCACCCACGGATTTAGACAACGACGAGGCCATACCGCCAACCATCGAGGAAGTAGCGCCAGCTCCCCCTAGCAATCCTCCGTTGTGGAAGGCAGTGAAGAGGTTGTTGGCTGCGGTATGGAATACATCGATTGCATTTGACAGCCCATTTACGGAGTCTGAAAACGCCGTAGAGAACTTCACAGACGAGTCAGAGAACTCGTGGAAGGAGCTACCAAGGTTTGACAGCGCCCCACCCTCGGGACTCTTATCCACCTCCGTCTGTGCCTGATTGTTTACTGTTATCCCCGAGGTTCTGACACCCTGGTTCGCCTTATCTAGTTTGTCCTTGTAGGACTTGAGGCCGTCCCCGAGGATACCCAACTGTTTAGCGTGGTCGAACTCCGCTTTGGCCACGGCCTGTTCCGCCTGAGCCAGTACATAGTTGGCACTGGCAATCGCCCCGCTTTGAACAGCCGCCTTCAACCCGTTAGGATCATCGTGAGGATTGGGCTTAACGCTGTTCGCTGCGATGACCTCCTCAGTGTGTTCTCTCAGGGGTCGCAAGGACTCTTGCTGTTGTTTGTCAAACTCCTCCTGGCTGATCTTGACGCGCTGAGTGGCGTTCTCTTGGAACTTGACGGTGTATGCAGCGTCGAACTCAGCCTTAGTGTTTGTGAACTTTTCCACTGCGTTTACGTCAGCACCGGCGAGACGGATGAGATTGTCGTAGTGTTGATCGACAGCTACCTTCTCGTCGTGCTCGGCCTGGACAATGGTGTTCAGCGTAGTACGAGCCGATACACCAAGCACGGACTCTGCCCTTTTTGCTTCTGCAATCCTCGCAGCCGCAATCCTCTTCGCAGAGGCAATGGCCTGTTCCTCAGCCTGGTTCTGTCCTGTCAGCCCGTTGGTCGCGTCCCTGATGTTGTCGGATGAGATGCGCTTCGATTCTGAGTCAGCAACGGAGGATGCTTTGGAATCCAGGCTGTCATTGAACGCCCTTCTTTGTTCCGGCGTCAGCCCCTTCATCGCTTCCAGTTTGCGGCGAATACCGCCTATAATCTCCGCTTGGCGTAGTGCGTCAGCGGCAGCGGCGTCCGACAACTGCTTGTCATACTCCTCTACAGAGAGCTTCTTCTGAGCCTTCAGCAGGTTGAGTTTGTTGACCTGATCGTCGTAGAGAGCCTTCTGCCCTTCGAGCTGGTCCTTCAGCTCTGCGCTCAATACAGCCGTGTGGTCCTTCGGTACGGGTGGGTCCAGCGGAGGCTTGGAGTTAGGACCGGGTTCTATCCCGGTAGCTGGATTCCAATTAGGATTCGGCTTGCCGTTGATGTACTGGAACTCAGTGTTCCTGGCTGGTGCGCCGGTTGCAATGAGCTTCTTCTCAGCATCAAGGACCTTGATGGCCTTGTCTGCGTCCTTCATTATCTTGGCGAACCGTTCAGCGTTCTCCTGTGGCGACTTTCCGGGGTTCCTTATCAGGTTGATGAGGTCCGCAGCAATGTGCAGATACGTCGCAAGGTCCTTGAACTCCCATGAGATTGCACGAACGATTGTCAGCCATCCGTTGAGGGACAGGTGAACAGCCTGAGTCGAGTTACCGAAATCAACCACGCTCAAAACGAACTGGGCGAAGTTGGTAACGAGTTCAGATACGACCCGCACTATCTCTACGATCTTGTCGTGGTTGTCCTCAAGGAACTTCTTGATCTGCTGTAGGGTTTCCTTCCAGACTGCGAAGGCGTCCCGTTCGCCGTCAGCCATGATTCGCTTCATGTCCAACGCGATGGTCTGTGTCAATGCCGTCTGACGGTTGGCAGCGTCGGCTGCGACGTTCAGGTAGTTCTGCATCAACGGGGTCATCCGGTCTAACAGGTCGTGGTGGATTCTGGCCTGTGCGACCATCTGATTCCACTGCTTGTTAGTCAGCCCCATAGTTTCAAGAATGAAGCTGGAGGGCTTCTCCGTACCGGCCAACATCTTCGGCAGTTCCGACATGATGGCTCGGCTGGTGTCAGCGTCCTTACCGGCTGCTTGCAACGCTACCGACAGCATGTTGGTGACCTGGACAGCTTCATTCAGGTTGTGTACCAACGACAGTCCCCCGCCGTCAGCGAACTGCTTGAAGGCGCGGTCCAAGATTTCAGTTGTGATGCCATACTTGATCGAGGCATCTTCCATGCTGCGCTGTATCGTGACGGAGGCTTCACCGGCCAGCTTGTAGTTGGTGGCGAAGTCCTGAGACAGCTTTACGTTAGTGGCGATGACTCCCTGCAACAGAGCTGCCTTCATCTCCAACTGCGACAGGTACTCGAAGCCGGATTTGAACTGATCGACCAGCTCGGAAGCGGCCTTAGTGACGGCACCGATGGCCACGCCGATCCCGGCGAATGCAGTGACCATACCAGCCATGTTGCCGAGCGACTCAGCGGAGAAGTTCTCCTTGAAGGAGGACATGAACGATCCGCTTATACCACCGGACTTCGCTTCTGCCGCCTCTTTCATCTTGTCGTTGATGGCGTAGGCTTGGTCACGGGCAGCGGCCATACGCATACCTTCGCGTTGGGCCATTGCTTCCCGTTTAGCGTCCATCTCTTCGGCTTGGGACATCTGCACCCCGAATGAGCGGGTGCGCTTCTCGTCCATCTCCTCGGCCTGAGACACTAAAACACCAGCAGAGCGAGTGCGCTTTGCATCCATCTCCTCGGCTTGGGACATTGCAACACCAGCAGAGCGTGTCCGCTTGGAGTCCATTTCCTCGGCCTGGGACATTGCGACCCCGTGAGAACGGGTCCGCTTCTCGTCCATCTCCTCAGCAAGGGACATCTGCTTCCCTGCCGCCTGAGTGCGTTTCTCGTCCATCTCCTCAGCTAGAGCCACTTGCTTACCGGCTGCTTGGGTCTGCTTCTCATCCAACACTTCGGCGGCGGATACGGCTTTACCCATACCCTGTATTTCCGCCTCGTGAGCGGCGGTCATGTCGTCGTGCCACTGGCGCTGCTTGGCGTTCAGGTCCTCGTACTGTCCGATGATTCCCTCAACCCCTTGAGAGGTGTTGCCGAGCCCTGAGTAGACTTGCTCCTGGGCTTTGTCCGTCAATGCCTTGGGGTCAAGACCAGAGTCAACGTACCCCTTCGCGCTGGCCGTGAACTCGACCTGACGCATGGCATTTTGAGGATCGTCTCGTGCTTCGAGAGCAGCCTCGTCAACCAAGTCCTTGTAGGCTTTCTTCTGCTTCGCCAGAGACTCGTTCGTAACTTCGCTTGCTTCGGCAGTCGCCTTCTTGAATGTGGTGCCGATCTGGTTGGCAATCTCTGCAAACGTCTTCTGGGTGTTTACTCCCAGTTCCGTCATCTGTGCTGAGAGAGACTTCAGAGCCTCGGCAGAGCTGGAGGTGTTTACCGCTCCACCAACCGGGGAGCCACTCATCTCAGCCATTGCCTCTTTCCACATGGTCTGTAACTTTTGAATGGATTCCCCGAACTCTGCCTCGTTAAACTTAATGCCGATCACTTCGGAAAATACTGGGGTAGTGCCCATAGGAATCCTCTATTCTTCTAATGGTTCGATGGTTGCGGCCCCTTCAAACACTTCGGCTGGCACAGCTCCCTTTAGCTTTCCGAGTGAGCCATCAAGACGGTCGTCCCGCTTGGGCATCTTCTCTGCTATGGAGGCGACGATTAGTTTGAGGGCGGCTGGCATTACCTCATTGGTAATGGATTCTTGTACCGCGCTGGGACTGTATTGACTCTTCTCTAATGTCTTTCCGATCACCACTACTGCTTGATCGTGTATCTCAGGTATCACCGATCTGACCAGACCGAGGGGAGGGACACCTGGGTGTTCAACTTCGTGGAACAATGTAGCCTCTGCAAACTGTGCAGTCTTAGGCAGCAGAACTCCATTGGGTCCGCTGATTGTGTACCCGGTTCCACTGACTGTTTCGGCTGGGGGATTGACTTGGAGTGATGGAGGTAGGTCGAAGCCCTCGTCGCCCAGGCTCTGCTTTGATGCGGTTCCGAACTCGTGGAATCCCCACCACTGCCCTTCTGGACCGACCTTGATTACTGCGCCGATCTGCTTACCGGAGAAGCGAGAGGCAACCGCCCCCAGCTTCTCCAGCAACTGTGTGGAACTCAATTTGAGACTCACTGTCCGCTCCAGTCAGATGACAAGTACCTCTCCAGCAATTCGGGGTTGTCCTTGACTTCGGACAGCCTCCTACCGCCATAGTCAGGAAGTACCGGGTCATCAATGTCCCGCTGCTCCTCCCACTTCTTCTTAGCTTCGTACCGACGAGTGCCGTTCTCGTGGTCAGCCCATGCAGCATGGTTCAGCATGGTGAGTTGTGGGAGGGTCAACTTCATAGCCTCGGAGAGAGGCCAGTGGTAGGCGGAACACAGGGACTGGACGGTATACAGTGGATTGCCTTTGGTGTCTACGCCGTCATACGTGAAGCCATCAGCGTCTTCACCATCTGCCCGAAAAAATCAGTGAAATCCTTGATGATTCCATTCTGAGCCATCTGCAACATCACAGCGTTAGCCAGGACGGTGGGGCGCTTCGCAAGATTCTTGACTTCCTCTTCCGTGATGTTCGGGTCCGTCTGTCTGCACATGAGGGTCACCATCTTGGGGAGGGTGTCCTTGCACATGGTTAGAACCGATAAGGTGTTCAGTTGGGTGGGGTCCAGGTCGATGCCGGGGATGCCCAGCGTGTTCTTCACCGCTACGCGGTTAATCAGCGTGTCGATGAGAGGAGCGATGTACCCAACGAAGGCGATGTAGTCATCGTAGGGAAGGTCCTTGATGTCGAAGGTGCGATCACCCAAGGCGAAGGTTCCAGCGGGAAGGTTCACCGCTGCGCGAATCTTGTCCTGCTCAGTAAGGGTCACGGTTTCTTCTTTAGCTTTACGAGGCATATTCCACTCCTAAAAATGAAATGCTCGGAAGGTGCCGAAGCACCCCCCAAGAAGTTTGTGGCTCTGCGGCCATTGATTACGCGAAGATGGTTTGCGAGAATACGGACTGCAAGGTCTGACCAACCGCCAGGAAGTAAGGCAGGATGGCGTTAACCTTAATACCCATAGTGTCATTTGACTCATCGAACGAGAAATCGAGGAAGGCGTTCGGGTTGTAGAACTGCCATTCCTTGCCGTCCAGCTTGTTCTGCACAACCAGAAGCAGCGCAAGCTGGTTCAGATCGACAGTGCCGTACTGGTAATTCACGACCGAGCCAGCCGTAATGACTGAGGCCGACATGCCGGAAACCTGCTCCAACGCCACGTCATCGAGCTGTTCGAGAGTGAACTCGATGCTGGCCTTGCGCTCACTGGTGTAGGCCGATCGGATAACCTTGTCGATGCCGGTCGCTACTTCGGTGGCCTTTTGGTCGTAGGTGACCTTCGCCACGCCCTTGACGATGCCAAGGTCCGTCCAGCCGGTCGGAGTGACGCCGTTCGACTTGGTGTAATAGCTGGACACGGGCGCGGCAGTCATGGAGTCGGCGGTCTTCACATATACGCGAGGAGCCGGGATGAACTTGATGGACTGCGCTCCGGTGCGACCCGATGCGACAGGAGTCTGAGTGGTGTTCTTGTTGACGAGAATAGCCATAACTAGGATGCTCCTTTAGAGCGGTTCCCCGCGTAGGTTCACTTTGGGAGACCAGTGGTGTTTAACTGTTGTGGTGGGAGATAGCCAAGGTGCAACTGTAGTGGTAGTAGAGGTCCGAACTAACGACCTTGAATGTAATGTTGAAGGGGTTCCAATAGATATTCGTACCCGTCGCCACAGGGCCGGCTGGATTGGTGTAGTCCAGGTTTGCGGTGTATGCGGCGGTCTGCAATAGCCCTACTACTTGTTGCACTGCGTCGATGGCTTGGTTCTCATCGTAGAAAAGCACATCTATGCTTACCTGAAGTCTCGATATGTGCGTGGAGAGAAGATCGTTGATAAACCACACATTGACAGCGTTCGCACGCTGCTTGTCGCTGTTTGGCGTCTTGGAATCCTTTCTCACGTAGTTCACAGTGAGGTTGGTCAGGTTGTCTGCAAGATAATGTAAGAATGTATCCCTTGCGCTCCTCACTATGCACCTCCATAAGACAGCGGTCCAACCGCCACAAATGTTCCCTCAGAAGGGGTGGGCGCAAAGGTCTGAGTTGCGAACGAGTTCGGTGCTGCTGTTCCCGCTGCCGACGATATGACTCCAGCTCCCAGGAAATTGGGTGGGAAGGCAAACGATCTGCCCCCTACAGAATCCTGCTGAACCGTGATGGTGCAGAGGCCCTGCTTTGCATTCTTGACTGAGGACGATGCGACATTCCCCGTGAGTGTCATCACGAACGTTGAAGCTAGACCCATGTCAAATGCCGGGGTTGGTGTGAAGTACGTGGTGTAGGTTGTGACTCCACTCAGGGAGCTGTCAATGGACGACTCAACACTCCTGCAATACACAGTGAAAGCAACATTGGTACCATCGACGGTTGCATCCTCATAATCATGGACTACCAGTGTCTCAAGGTTTCCAGATTGGTCTACGAACAAGAGCATGTTGCCGGGGTCTTGTAGCTGGGCCACGGTTAGCATAGAGGCCGAGCCCAACAGCATGTAGTCGTCGCCTATCTTGACCTTGGAGCCCACATTGAGGGTCTCTGCCATTGCGTGTCCACCGGGTATTCTGTCTCTACCCAAACGGTGAACAAAGGGTTGAGGAGAGAGGAGTGTATCGGTGATGCTGACACTTCCATACCTCCCAAGCAAGGGGTCTCCACCGCTCAGTGTGGTGAACCTCAAATACACCGTGCGGTCGAATGGGGTGGTCGAGCTGAGAAGCCTGTTAGTCTTGGCGATCAGAGAAGCTGCTCTACTCATTGTTAGCCCCTCTGCGTTCTTGCTTCCCTGCACATCAGCCCCGAGAGAATCTCCACGGCAATGGGGGAAAGCAGCGTTCCTGTGTTTCCGTATTGTTGTGACTGTTCAACCTGCTGCTTCCCTAAACCGAACTTCTCCATCGTGATTCCCTGCATACGGTTGGCAGCAGCGGTCGTGTCGAGGTTGAGCAGGTAGAGAGCCTGTTCGCATTGACCCATCTGAGGTTCTTCCCTCATGTAGAGACTGCCTATGGCGATCCCAGCGGGAGCCTGTTCGTAGTAGATGTCCAGATTCCTGGGAAACTGCAACTTCTGGTAGTAGTAGTACCGAACGGGATCTCGGGAGAGATTCAGGTCAACGACCTTGCCGGAACGCCGGTCATACCGAAGGGCGTAATTGGGGAGGGTCTGCGGAACAACAAAGCGAATGCGCTCCAAGGAGCGACACGCGGAGGAGAGCAGAATGATCTGTTGCTGAGGGGCCAAAGCTGTCCACTGTGCAGCAGCAGCGGTATTGTAATGCGCTCCCCAGTATGTGTTGGCATAATCTAAACTGCAATATGAATTTGAGGTTTCCCCGGCAAGCGTGAAATCTAGCGACATACCTCCAGCCGTTACACTCGCAATGGGAGGGGGAAACACGGGGAGACTTGCCATAGTTTCTACGCCTTTCGTTTACTGTGTTGCTGGAACGTCTTCAGGATCGTCCGGGTCGAAGTCAGAGGCTTGCTGATCTGTGTAATCTTCTTCTTGCGAAGGCACGTCCCCGAAGGTGTCCGTGTGGGGCGGGTAATTCCAGAGTTGAGTCATTTATCGAACCTTTCGTTTACGAGGTCTGAGGCGCATCAGCAGACGTTTGACCTTCTGCCTGAACAGAAGCTGGAGACCTGGGATTTCTGCCTCGGGTCGATTTAACTGGAGCTGGAACTGCCTCTTCAGTTGGGGTGACAACTTCTTCTCCATGTAGCGCAGCCTCCAGTTCATTCTGAGTCTGTCCTACGGGGGCCGATATGACTGGAACTCGTTGTCCCCTGAGTTTGTGGTATTTCCACAAGCAAGCCATGAACACTCCTTTCAAAAGAAGAAGGCGGGACCGTGAAGCCCCGCCGTCTAATAAGCAATTACTTGCTGTTGATGCGAACCACGTGAATGGACTTCGCCTGTTCAGCAACCACCGCAGTGGTGTTGTCATCGTACCCGAAGAGGTGCGGAGCGAAGTGAACCGTGCTGGCGATCACGTCAGCCTGGAGCAGGATGTCACGGTCGAACTCAACCATGACCTGACGCTGATAGAACAGAGCCAGCGAACCCGGTCCGACGATGAAGGTGTGATAGTTCATCGTGCTCGACACGCTGACCGCAGTCACCAAATCAGAGATGACAATTGGAAGACCCAACAGAGTCGGGATCACACCGCTCTGGATGACATTCAATCCAGACTGGTACTGGTTCTGGATAGCGCCGGTCTTCAGGAGGTCACCATACACCTTGGAGTGCATGATGATTGCCCCGCCGCCGAGCAGCTTTTGGTGGTTGTCACCGAGGGTAGTGACCATCGCAGAGATGATTACGTTCTGGTCAACCACGCCGTTGGCGTTGGTGCCGTTCGCGGTCTGCACACCCGCGTTGGTCTGGTCGAACGTGTTGGGCGTCAGCTCCAACTGAAGGACCAGCTTCGCGTCGATGTACTCAGCCGCACGCCGACCGAGCTGGGTCGAAACTTCGCCGACCGGATCAGCCTTGGAAACCAACTCGGAAGTATCCAGCACCTCGAACGCAGCGCCACCACGGACCACGGTGCAATATTCCGCACTGGCCGAGATAGTGCCGGGGACGAGGGGAGTGCCTTCCGTCATGTCCCCGAAGGCAGCGATGCGCTTCCAGAAGGGCAGCTTGAACTTCGTACCCGGCGAACCCAGAGGGAAAGTAGAGTCCACTTCCACCAAGTTGGAATTGCCCAGGACGAGCATGTCAGGGAACTTCGCGGTGATCTGATCGGCCAGAACCTCGGGATTGATGATGTTGGAAATCTGAGTAAATGCCATAAGTCTATGGGCTCCTATAAAGCAAAAACCGCGCTCAAGGCGCGGTCTGCTTCGGTGTAGTGGTTTAGTTTTTCCCTAGCTTTAAGCGATCAACCGCTCTTGTCTAGCAATCCCCTTCAGGCGTGCATACTCCTGCGGGTTGTCTTTCATAAGCTGCGATGCCTTGAGAGAGGACGACTTGGGACCGAAGATGTCCGTCACAGCGAAACGACCATTCTGCGCGACATCCGTGCGAGTGGATTCCGTGGAACCAGTGCCGGATGCCAGTGTGGAGCGGACAAGATACTTGTTCTGGGCTGCGTACTCCGTGAAGTAAGCCTCAAGACTGAGAGGATGCTCCAGGGTGGAGTCGTAGCGAATTTGGCCATTGGGCCCCTTCACTACGAACTGCTTCAGGGTGCCATCGAACTCGATGTTTCCCTTGGTTACCTGCTTCACAAGCTCAAGGTTGAAGAAGGGGATGGTGGATGCGGCCTGAGTGATAGCCACTTCCTTCCGAATCTCCTGAGACTCGCTGCGTGCCGCCAATACTTCAGCAGCCCGAGCCGTCGCTTCTGCCTTGAACCTTTCCGTCTCTGCCTTCGATGCTTCGGCCACTGTGCGGAACTCAGCAAGCTGGGCTTCCACCGTGGCGTCATTACCGGGCTTCGCTGCTGGCTTTGCAGCCTTGGCCGCTTCTACAGCAGCGGTTAGTTCAGCGATCTTCGCGTCGTACTGGGTGCGTGATGCGTTGTGGGCCCGTGCGGTTGCGGCGTCGATGAGCTGCTGGATTTTGTCCTGCTGCTCTGCGGAAAAGGTAACTTTCACAGGTTCGTTGTGCGTATCACCGACTGCTGGAGTCGTCACGACCGGAGTAGGTTCCGTGGCCATAATGTTCTTCTTTCGCGCCCAAAAGTATACCCATGCGTGGGGCTAGGCGCATGGGGCTAGATGTTCAGAAAGTAAGGAGGAGCTTATTTCTTGCTCGGGTTCTCCACAGCGGGTTTCGATTGGTCACGAGACCTGAGAGCCATCGGAGAGGGGCGACCGGCAACGTTCAGTCCCTTACCAGCCGTGTCAACGCGAAGCTGAATACTTGCCCCAGCGTCGATGCCATAGGTGTGGAACTTAGTGGTCTGTCCTTGAGTCCTCTCTTGCGCTGAAGCTGCCGAGGGAGCCGCTGCTGGCTTGGTGCCAGCGTAGTCCCCAGGAGTGCGTCGTCCAGCGGCCTTGCCATCCGTGTATGCCATGTATATAACCTCTAAGGCTTATTTGCCTTTCTGTTTACCCCGTTGCACCTTTTTGGTGGCTCCGGGTTTGTTGTTGGATTCGGCGGCTGCTTCAGCCATCGTTCCGGTGGACTTTGAACCTTGCTGTGCCGCAGGAGAAGTCCCTGCCTTACCTACAAGCGCATCCGTCTGCGTCTGCTTCCACTCCTCGAAGTCCATCGCGTCAATCTCCTGCTTGATCTTCAGGAGGTCTTCTTGAGGAATCTTGCCATCCAGTTCCTGCACTAGCTTCCAGAGTTCCGTCTTCACGAACGTCTCTGAGGGCATCTGCAAGGAACAGAAGATGCTTGTCAATTGAGTGATCGCGTCGGTGATGTTGGTAAGCTCGTAGCGGTCCTTGTATTTCACTGTGCCGTCCCACTTCTTACCCATCAACTGCATGGTCATTTGCATCAACGCATTTTCAGCACGCTCCAGTGTGTCAGCGCGGCTGGCGATGAAGGGGACCGTCTTCGAGAAGGACTGCGCTTGGCTGAAGCCGCTCGATCCCTCACCGTTGAACAGCTCGTTCATCATGTCCTGCGAAGACATTTTGAACATCTCATTGATGATCCGTTGACGCTCCTCAGCTATGAACTTTGCTGGCTCGGACGGAGGAGAGATGTAGGAGGGCACCGTTGCCCCCTTCGGATACTCAAGCACGTTCGACGTGCCTGTAGCTCCGTCCATCTGATCCCTCAAGGGGATTCCACCGTCAGCTTCCTGTGCCAGGATGTTGAATGCTTGTCTGTACAGGAACTCCTGCAACAGGCTCGTCAGGTTCATCACCTCACGATTGTTGTAAGCTAGGTCCCGAAGGAACGAGTTCCCCATGTACCGCCAACGCTTGCTGCGCTTGTGGCGGATCACATGCATTGGAATCTTTCCTAATGAGTTCGGGAAGGTGTCCCTGCTGTCGATGAACTGCTTGTGCCGGTCAGTCACATCCACTTCCGTGACTGACACCGAGTCTGGATACCATTCCGTGAACTTCTCGAAGGAGCGTTTGATTCCTCCGACGGTTCGATAGATGGGCTGTACCCTCTTGACGTAGGTCAGAACCTCGAACTCGTCCACTATCCAGTCGATAATCTCGTCCGGTTTGCACAGAACCCAGTAGGGCCTGATACCCTGTTCCTCCTGTTCCTGCACTGAGGGGGCCACACCGTCCAACCCAACAGCCCGTGGAGTGTCCACCAGAACATAGGACATGCCGAAGATTTGGGCGTCGTCAGCGATCATCTTCATAATGTCTGTGATCGAATCACCCTTGCGGTTGACATCCTGAATGAACTCTTGGTAGAAGGTGTCGTTCGTCTTTCCATCACGGAGGATGGTCTCCGAGAAGATGAAGCCGGTGAAGAAGTCAACGAGCGGCTGACAGTAGTTCAGATAGTGCAGCCGTCCGACTCTCTCCGCGTAGTCCTCGGTGTTCTCTCGGGTATGCTTGAACAGATTCTCTTGCTTTGCGAAGTCGATGCCACCCTCATAAGCGGAGAGGTACAGATTCCACTCAGGACCATACAGGTCGTACAGGGCATTCGTCTCTCGCAACCGCACAATTTCTGGGTCAATCTCATCGCTTGCCTCAACCTTTGCTTGGAAGCCTGGGGCGACATTGCCCATACCGTTTGGGAAGGTCGTGGGTGAATCTAACATATCTTGTCTCCTCCCACGTTAGTCTTTAGTGGGGTATGCCTTCACAGCGGAACACTTCCAACTGTTCGTCTAAGTTACGTTGCTGTATCCCCGCTATATACTTCGCGTGGCCTTCGCTCTTGTAGTACGACTCCATGAGGAGGTCGTATGGGTCCTGATGGCTCCTAGGGAAGCTCCTAGTGAAGCTGTCGGCAACCCTAATCATCCAGTCCTCGCCGCCGATGACGTTGGCACACATGAGCATGTTCTTGTAGAAGTCGTCCGTGTAATGACGGGCGTATGCACGCTTACCTGCGTAGTGCCAGTGAATCAGCTTCGGGTCGATCCAATTCGTCTTTCCCAGGAAGGCCATCTTTAGGTCGAAGTAAAGTTCCTCCCCACCGTACCCAACGAATCCATCCCAATAACCGCCAACTTCGCGCCACACATCAGCGCGAACCACGAATCCTCCGTGACCACCGGCAGCGATCCTATAAGGAAGGATTCCGCTATACTCAGGGATCAGACTTGCTCTAGCCCAGAAGTTTCGGTTCAGGGTCAGCTCGTAGTGGTAGCAGACGTTTGTGTCTCCCTCGAACCATTTGGTAGTGGAGTGCAGCATGTCCATGTTGTAATGCTGCATATCGTGCAGTGCCCGTTTGAAATACCCCTTCGCAACCATACAGTGATTGTCGAAGAAGAAGAGGTACTTCCCTTGGGCGTGCTCCGTTGCTAGTTGCCTTGCGCTCGGTGGGGAGAGGTTCTTCTGGTACACACTCAGGTGACCCAGTTTCCCAGAGGCTTGAAGGTTCGTCACGAGGGTCTGAACATCCGACCCCATGATCTGTTTCTTCTGCTTCTTCTGATTCCCCTCCCCGTTCAGGCAGAGACAGTATTCATAGTCGTACCCCTGACCCTCCAACTCGATTTCACAGGAGTGGATAGTGGCCCACAATCCGATGGCGTCACCACGAGCTGCAATAATGATTGAGAAGTCCTTCATGCTTGTCGTCCGCATCCTTTAGTTGAATCGGGTACTACCCGCTAAGGACAGCACCCGTTATGTCGATTAGGCTGGAACTTCTTCCCACTGGAACGATCCAAGGAAGGCCGCAGCGCCGGATGCTGTCGAAGTGTATAGGGCAGCGTATCCGCCAGGAGGAAGGATGATGCTTCCCTCTAGGTCAACGAGTTCGCTGGATACCGCTTCCTCTGTGGTAATAGCACCTGTCAGGCCGGACCCGAAGATATGCGTAACCCACGGAGCCACAGGCAGAGTGGCCGACGTATCGACGGTTGCGATGCTGGCTGCTCCTAGACCAACGAAGTTGGACCGCGTGACACCAGCGGCAGTGTGTGTAACCTGAGTCGCACCGCTGTACCCACACATCAAACCGATGGCGGCTGCGGCGGGGAAGGCCACAAGGAACGAGTAACCGACCTTGTTGATTACGACGTTGATATTCGAGCCGACAGGGTTTTCAAGGCAGAGGCCGGTATAGGCCACGGCCAAACCAGCCGAGGTGGTAGTGGCCGCTTGGTTCGCAGCACTGAAGAGAGCGCGGCGGTAGCTGGTCTCGT